TGGCGGGACAAGCAGAGTGTGGCCCACGCCTACTACCACAAGCGGCGGGCCATGTACGCAGCCGGGGAGTGGGAACCGGGGGCGGGACGGGACATGGGACTGGACACAATGCCGGACATGCACACGGACGTGGACTTCTCCCAGGCGGACATCCAGGACCTCCAGGACATGCTGGCCGAGAACGGGCTGGACACGGACATGGGGCGGGAAGTGTGGGCGGAACTGAGACGGCGCAAGGCAGTGAACATGCCGAAGCCGAAGGGGGATGAACTGTGAGTCGGGAGGCAGGCGCATGAGCATCGTTGAGCAATCATAACCAGAAGCGCACCTAGAGCGGCCTTGCACCGGGGCGGGATGGTCGCCGCCATACATTCCGCAATTGCGTTGTTCACACGTGTTCCTCCTTTGGTGGGACCGGGGCGGGGTTTCCATTATCCTGCCCCGGAAAGGACATTTTGACGGACATATACAAGGACACGCACCCGTGACCCTCACCGACTACCTCGCAGCCGAGGCCACGAACTACCGTGTGCGACGCAAGCTCACGGAGGCGGAAGCGTGGCAGATGATTGCCGAGTATCAGGCGGGCGCAAACGTCCAGGCGCTGAACCGCAAGTGGGGCATACCCCAGGAGCGTTTCCGCAAAATCCTGGCGGCGGCGGGCGTGCAACCTAGGCGCATGGCCGAGTCCATCGCCCTGTGGCACGAGGCCAACGGCAGGGGCAGCCCCAGCGCCGGGAGCGAAGCGCAGCAGAATGCAGGCTTTGTCTCCACCACGCCGGCCACGGTCAAGCCGCCGACCCATCGCCAGGTGGAGGACGTGCCATGCGGCTGGGATGGAGTGGAGCGAGTCGTGGTCAAGGTGGGGGCGGAGGAACAATGGTGCGCCAAATGCGGGGAAACGATTGTCGGCGGCTGGTGCTATCGGTGCGGTGACAACGGGGACACGGTGCGGACTGTGGACGTGTTGCGGGACGGCGAGTTTGCCGTGATTCGGTGACCCGTTGTAAAAAGAATTGAACCAGTTTCCCCCGTGCCCTTGTATCTTACGAACAACCGTGCTAGAATCTTGGACATGAGAACTATGCTTTTGTCAACCGAAGCGATAGAGGCGATTGAGGAACTGCTGACCCGTGCGGTCCAGGTTTCCCCGGACGGCTTCGCCCAGGTGTGGATGGCCGTCCACCTGGAACCCGTGGCAGACGGCGGGTCCGTGGTGCGTCAACTGTCCCTGTCGCCAGTACCGGGGATGACGGTCAGGCTGCCAAGGGGCAAGCGGGGATAGGGCGGGCGGGTGCTGCAACTGCATACTCGCCTGACAGATGCCGAAAGGCCGGGGCAAGATCGGGGGGATGACCTCCGATGTTGCTCCGGCCTCTTTTTATGGATTGGACAAGGGGACAGGGACATGGCGGGGAAGGGAAGCAAGGCTGCAAAAGAAACAGGGGACGAATTGCCGGACGCAAAGCCTGACGCCAACCAATGGCGTGACCGGATTGTGGACGTGCAAAAAATGCGGGCCGGGGACATCCTTCCTCACGTCGGCAACTGGCGGCGGCATGGTAAAGCACAAGCGGACGCAACCCGTGGGGTGCTTGGGGAGGTGGGCAAAATTTCTGCCCTCCACGCATGGTACTCAGAACGCAACGGAGGCAAGCTAACCTACTTCGACGGGCACCTGCGCCGGGACCTGCGGCCTGACGAGGAATGGACCATCCTGATAACGGACCTGACCGACGAAGAGGCAGACTACGCACTGAGTACATTTGACCCGATAGCGGCAATGGCCGACGCCGACGCCGCAGCCCTGGACGCCTTGCTGCAAAGCGTCAACAGCGGCGAAGAAGCTGTACAGCAGATACTGGCGGATTTGGCGCAAAGTGTGGGACTGTATGAAGAAGTTGACCAAAACTACAGCCGGAAGATAGAACCGCCGATTTACGAACCACAGGGAGAGAAGCCGTCAATAGATGAACTGTATGACGATTCAAAAACGAAGGAACTGGTGTCAGGGATAGATGCTGCTGAGGGACTAACAGAGCAAGAAAAGGAGTTTTTGCGGATAGCTGCACAGCGGCATACTGTTTTGAATTTCAGTAGGATTGCCAATTACTATGCCCATTCTCCGGCTGAGGTTCAATCCGTCATGGAAGATAGCGCCCTGGTGATTATTGATTTCAATAAGGCAATAGAGCAAGGATTTATTTCATTTTCTAACGAGATAGCAAAGATTGCCCGTGCAGATGGCTACTAAACACAACTACTTAATTGTAGGTGCTGGGCTGACCGGGGCGGTGTTAGCCAGGGAGTTGACCAATTCCGGTGCTAGATGTCTGGTGATTGACAAACGCAACCATGTGGGCGGCAATGTCTATGATGAAGTGATAGAAGGTGTTCGGGTGCATCGGTATGGCCCGCATATCTTCCACACGAACAGTCAGCGCATTTGGGAGTATGTAAACAGGTATTCGGGATGGATGCCTTACGAGCATCGAGTCAAGGCCCGTTTTGGTGGAAAGACATATAGCTTCCCGCCCAATCTGTTGACCTACGAGCAGCTTGGCATCAAACCTGACGACCCCGCCTTGTCGCAAGTTCTGTTTGATACCTTCTTTCGGGGATACTCTGCAAAGCAATGGGGACGACCTGCTGATGAAGTGCCGGCAGGAATTATCAAGCGCATTCCCATTCGATATGATTATGATGACCGATATTTCAGCGACAAATTCCAGGGGCTTCCTACCGAAGGCTACACGGCTTTGGTGAACAATCTACTTTTGGGCATTTCGGTGGAAACCAGTATGGACTATTTCAGGGACCGAGAAGCGTTGAACCTGGAAGCTGAGCGAGTTATCTACACGGGGCCGATTGATGCGCTGTATGGGTATGATGCTGGCAGGCTTGAATACCGTTCCTTGCGGTTTGAAACTGAAACGGTGAAGAGTGAGTCGTACCAGGGCGCAGCCAGTATCAATTACACTGACTTGTCACCAGTTTTCACGCGGGTGCATGAATGGCGGTACTTTGGATGGCAAGATGCGAAGTCGGGCATCATTACCAGGGAATACCCCGAAAGCCATAACGAATCAAACGAGCCATATTACCCCGTGAATGATGACGCCAACAATGGTCTGTATCGTAGCTATCAGAATCGGGCAGAGGAGGATGGGGTGATTGTGGCGGGACGATTGGGCAGGTATTGCTACTACGACATGCATCAGGCTATCGGGGCGGCCCTGCGGCTGGCAGGTGACTTGCTATGCTAGATAATTTTGCGGTGTTCATCACTACGCACGGGAGAGCAAACAAGGTAGCCACCTATGATACTTTGCGAAAGCACGGGTACACGGGGAAAATCTATCTTATATGCGACGATGAAGACAAGACCCTAGACGAATATCAACGTAAATATGGCGACGAGGTGATTGTCTTTGACAAAGAAGCGGCGGCACAATACGTAGATGCTGGCGACAATTCCCCCAGTCGAAAGGCTGTAGTCTATGCCCGCAATGAATGTTACAGAATCGCCAGGGAGTTGGAGCTGCAATATATTTTGCAGGTGGACGATGACTATAAAGACTTCAATTATACGTTTGATTCAAAATTCAAGTATCTAAATCGACCCATTAGGAATCTTGATAGAGTCTTTTCTGCAACCCTGAAATACTTTGCCAGTATTCCCGCCTATTGCGTAACTTTTGCGCAGGGAGGTGACTTCTTTGGTGGAGAGGATGCCGATTATGCAAAAACTGTAATGACAAGACGAAAGATAATGAACACGTTTTTTCTTGATGTTGATCGACAATTCTCTTTTTTTGGCCGCATGAATGACGATGTAAACGCCTATGTGACGAATGGCTATCAAGGAAAATTGATGCTCTCCTTGATGCAGCTACGCATTGAACAACTTCCTACTCAAAGTGCGTCGGGCGGAATGACAGAGGTTTATCAGGATCTCGGAACTTATCAAAAATCCTTCTATTCTGTCATGTATGCCCCGGCATTTGTGAAGATTGTTATGATGGGGACAAAACATAGAAGGCTGCACCACATGGTGGTTTGGGAAAATGCAGCACCTCGCATTCTTGATGAGAGATGGCGAAAGGCCAGATAAATGGAATCGCCCCTTGTGAGGCCAGAAAAAACGTGTAGATTCTGCGGACAACCTTTACCAGACTATCCGAGCAAAACTCGCATATATTGCAGTGCTCAATGTGCAATTTTGGATAGCATTCCGGATCGATGTGAGAACTGCACAGAATTTGCAGAACAAGATCCGTGGCTTACTCATACTGAAACAATGCCAGTCATATCCCCCTCTCCCGTTCCATAATTCTAAAAGAAGATATTCATGGCAAAAACCAAGCTCACCCCGGAAACCCAGGAGAAAATCTGCAACGCACTGCGGGCGGGCAACCATGCGAAGGTGGCCGCCGAGTTCGGGGGTGTGAGCGAGTCCACTTTTTACGGCTGGCTGAACAAAGGCGAAGCGGCAAACCGGGGCATATACCGAAAGTTTTTGGAGTCTGTTAAAAAGGCCGAGGCCGACGCTGAAACCGTGCGAGTGGCTCGCATCTCCCAGGCGGGACAAAGCGGGGTGTGGCAGGCCGATGCGTGGTGGCTGGAACGCAAGTTCCCGGAACGGTGGGGGCGGCGGGTGCAGGAGATAACGGGCGCAGGGGGCGGCCCGGTAGAAGTGAAGTCCGTCGTCATCTACCTGCCAGATAATGGTCGTGATTAAAAGGATGCCCCATACATGAGTGTATTGGAGATTCGCCCTCAGCCGGGACCGCAGGTGGCTTTTCTGTCCTCACCGGCAGATGTGGTCATATACGGCGGCGCGGCTGGGGGCGGTTAGTAAAACTTATGCGCTGCTACTCGAAACATTACGCCATATAGACAACAAGAACTTTGGGGCCGTTATCTTCCGGCGCACCTCCCCGCAGATTCGCAACGAGGGGGCGCTGTGGGACCAGAGCGAGCAGGTGTTTGAGGGAACCGGGGCCATCCCCAGGGAGTCAACGCTGGACTGGACATTTCCCAGCGGGGCGGGCGTCAAGTTTGCCCACATGGAACACGACAAGAACCGGCTGGACTTTCAGGGCGCACAGATTCCCCTTATCGGCTGGGACGAACTCACCCACTTCACCCGCAGACAGTTTTTTTATATGCTATCCCGGAACCGTTCGACGTGTGGCGTCAAGCCCTACATGCGGGCAACTTGCAACCCCGTCCCAGACGACGACGAGACGGGCGGCTGGATTCACGAGTTTGTGGATTGGTACATTGGGGAGGACGGTTACGCAATCCCCGAACGCAGCGGGGTAGTTCGTTGGTTTGTCATGGCGAATGATTCCCTGCGCTGGGCAGATGAACCGCAGGCGTTGGCAGAGCAGTATCCGAGTAGCACGCCAAAATCGTTTACCTTTATTATGGCATCCGTGTATGACAATCCCAAGCTGCTGGAAGCCGACCCCGGCTATCTTGCCAATCTGCAAGCCTTGCCGATGGTGGAGCGGGAGCAGTTGCTGGGGGACCAGCGGCGCGGCGGCAACTGGAAGGTAAAGCCCACGGCGGGCAAGGTGTTCAACCGGGAGTGGTTCGAGATTGTGGACGCCGTGCCGGACGGGGGACGGACCGTGCGCTTTTGGGATTTGGCGGCGACGGAGAAGAAGCTGAAGGGTGATCCCGACTTCACAGCCGGGGTGAAGATGAAACGGGTGGGCGGGATGTTCTACGTGCTGGACAGTATCGAGGAACGCATGGGGCCGGCCTACGCTGACACGGCCATGCTGAACACGGCCAGCCAGGACGGGAGGAGCGTGGCGATTCGCTGGGAAGAAGAAGGCGGCGCAAGTGGCAAGCGGGACAGCCACGCCATTGTGAAGAACCTGCTGGGCTACGATGCCCGCGGCGTCAAGCCACAGGGTGAGAAGTTGATTCGGGCCAGGGGCCTGTCGGCCCAGGCATTGGCCGGGAACGTCAAGCTGTTGCGGGGCGGCTGGAACGAGCGGTGGTTGAACCATATGCACGGGCAACCCGACCTGGAGCATGACGACACAATGGATGCCAGTAGCGGGGCCTTCAATGAATTGGCAGATCGTCCCCGTCCCCAGGGGACACGCATCCCGCAAGCAACCGGCAAGGGGTGGTGATGATGGACGACGACGAGCACATGCAGCACATGCAGCGCATCCGGGACGAATTGGACGCCTTGCGTCTGGCCCGGCAGGACGTTACAGGGGTAACGGAACTGATTCGCATTCGCAACCGACAAGGCGAATTGACGCAGGAATACTGGCGACTGCTACGGCAGCGAGGGGGCGACGATGAGGTTAGGCGAACTGTCTGATGACCCGGAAGGCTTTTTGGAATGGGTGCGGAGGCAAGGGACGGGCGGTAACTCGGATGGCACGGACGCCACCGGCTCCTGGGAACCCGTCACCGCCCAAGCGCCGGACCCGAACACCTACCGGGACGCCTTCGATTATCTAGTACACACACTGAAGCATCACCACACACGACGACCCGGCATCCGGGAGGCGATTCGCAAGGCTGAGGCCATTGCAGAGCGGGGGCAGACGTGAGCAAGAATCTGAAAGTTAAGCGGGATGACGTGCGGTCCATAGCGGGGAAGCGGGTCACCTTTGACCGGGACCAGGGCTGGCTGTCCGGCATGTATTCCATTTCTTCGCCCAGCCAGCCGGAACTCCTGTGGCATCTTTCCCGCCTGGACCTGAACACCGTCTCGGCCTACAGCACGGACAAGCTCATCGACCTGCTGGCCGACCTATCCCCGGAAGTGGGCAAAGCCCTGTGGGACTTCCTGCGCCTGTGCAATCCTGGGTGGGAGATTGTGGCGTACCGCCCTGGGTCGAGCGAGTCCAGCGAACCGGGGCAGGCGCTCATCGGGGAATTCTTGAAAACCTTGACCCGTCTCTATGGGACCGTGGACGTTCCCATCAACGCCCTGTTCCTCAACGCTTTCCTGCGCGGCGCACTCCTGGCCGAGATCGTGCTGGAGAAGGGCAAGACCTTTGCAGACCTGGCGACGCCGGACCCGTGGGCCGTGCGCTTCCGCAAAGAGGAGGACCCGGTGCGGGGGCAGGTGTGGCGGCTGGGCCAGTACCAGAACGGCACATGGCACAGCCTGAACTTCGACACCATCCGCTACGTTCCCGTTGACCCCCTCTCCGGCAGTCCCTACGGGCGCAGCATCGTCTCGCCGGCCCTGTTCTCTAGCCTGTTCCTGATTTCCATGCTGCACGACTTGCGCCGGGTGGTGGAGCAGCAGGGGTATCCCCGGCTGGACCTGTCCGTGGACATGGAGAAACTTGTCGCCCTCATGCCCGACGACCTGGCCGATTCTCCCGACGACGCCCAGGAGTGGATCAATGCCGCCTTTGCTGAGATTCAAAGCGTGTACGGCAGTCTGCAACCGGATGACGCCTACATCCACGGTTCCAGCATCACCGTCAACCGACCCGTGGGGGCTGTGGGGACGGACAGCCTGGGGGCCATCGACGGGCTGATCCGGGCGCTGGAGCGCATGATCACCCGTGGGCTAAAAAGTATGCCGCTAATGATGGGCAGCAACGAGGGCAGCAGTGAAACCCACGCCAACCGGCAATGGGAGATCATGGCGGCGGGCATCAAGTCAATTCAGCATCTGGTTGAATCCCTGCTGGGCAACCTGCTGGAAGTCATGTGCCAGGCCAACGGGGTGCAGGCCACGGTGGAAGTGCGCTTTGCCGAACTGCGGGCGGCGGAAGAGTTGCGGGACTCGCAGGTGGAGGCTATGAAGATAGCCAACGCCAAAGCCAAGTACGACGCTGGCTGGATAAGCCAGGAAGAGGCGGCGCTGGAAGTGACGGGCCACGAAGCGGACGCCGAAGAACCCCGCTTCTCTGACGCCGGACTGGGGGCGCCGGGTAGCCTGCTCATCCCGGAACAGCAGGACGGCACGCAGCGCAGGCGGGGGATACGGTCCCGCAAGACAACCATCCCCACGGGGGCGAACAAGCCCTTGCCGCCGACGCCGGAGGAGGAATTGGAAATTGACGAGATCTTGGAAGCCCTGGCTGAGTGGGACCGACTGCACGATGACGAGTACGCCGGTCTGCTGGCCGCCACGCCGGAAGGCAGCCAGGGGGATCTGTGGGCGGCCCTGGCTGGGCTTGTCGTCGGCGGCTCCTGGGTCTACCGTTCCAGTACCCGGCGCTATGTGAACACGGCCACGGGCGTCAGCCTGACCCGTAACCAACTCATCGGACTGCGGGACGCTTTCACCCTGCAAGTGCGGGCGGAGGCGCGGGCCATCACAGGGGCCATGCTGGACGGTACGACCTCGCTGCAACGCTGGCTGCTGGACATGCAAGGGATGGTCCGCAACACGCACACGAATCAATTCATGCTAGGCCGAGGTGGGGTGGGCATGGTCATGGAGGCGGAACTGCCCACGGTCGAAGGTATCATCAACGGGCAGTATACCTACCTGCAAGGCTTTGCCGACGACATGGCGGCGGGCAACGTCAGCGACGGACAAGCCCTGGCACGGGCGCAGATGTACGCCGACGCCGGGACGCAGAGCTACGAACGGGGGGTGGCGCTGGCGTATGGGCTGCCGGACCTGCCCGCCTATCCGGGGGACGGGGGAACGGCCTGTAGAAGTAACTGCCGCTGCCATTGGTCGGTAACAGAAGACGAAGATAATTTTTACTGCTACTGGGTGATCACGCCCGGCGAAAATTGTCCCGACTGCATCGACAACGCCGCCCGCTGGAACCCGCTGATCATCCCCAAGACGCAAGCCCGCAGCCGGGGGGACCTGGACGGCGTGCTGGCCGGGATGGAGGACGGTCATGTCCACTGAGCAGATCCGGGACCTGTTGACGCAAGAGGCGGCGGGGATGCAGCATCAACGCATCCGCCTTCTGACGCTGATCGGTCTGGTGGAAGCGTACCTAGCCGGGGACACGAACGACGCCGAAGAGCGGGCGCTGTGGCTGAACAGGCGGCGGGCGTGGCTGATGGAACTGGCCGCCATTGAGATATTCCTGGGGCTACCCCGCAGCATCCCGCCCAAGGCGCTGAGGCGTGACAGCCGCATAGCCCACGGGGAGGACAGGCGCAACGGGCGGGGGCCGGATAGACGGGGGGCGGAACCGAGATAGAGGCGTGATTCTGGACCACTTGACAGAACCCACAAAGCCGTGCTATGATTGTAACGAACACCTAACCAAACACCTGCCCGCTCCCGGTTCAACAACCCGCGGCGAGAGACACAGCAATGTGTCACTCGCCGCTTTTTTTTGCCCTCCATCCTGGAGACAACGCCATGAATCTTGACAACCAGATTTTTGAACACCCCGCCAAAGTCCTCACCGTCGCAGAGACGGGCGACCTGCTTGCCCTTGTCAAGCAGAGCCACGCCCTGGACGCCGCAAGTCTTACCGAGTACCCCCCCTTCTTCTTCCGGGCCGAGATTTCCAGCGACCGGTTGGACAGCTACTTCACCCGTATGCACGAAACCTCTCTCGTCAACTACGCACAGGACGCCGCCACGGGCATCTCCTTCCAAAATAGTCACAACCACCACGAGATGGGCTTCGGACGTTCCCTGACGGGCTTGTTCGTGCCTGGGGAGGACGTGGACACCGTGCTGGCCGACTTCTACACCGTGCGGGGTCTGACGCTGAACGGCATCAACACGGACCACCTCATCACCGGCATCCGCACGGGGCTGGTGAAGGACGTCAGCATCGGCTTCTACGGGGGCGAATACATCTGCTCCATCTGCGGGCGGGACCTGTGGGATTGGGACTGCACCCACGTTCCCGGATTCAAGTACGCACCCCCTGACGAGAAGGGCAACAAGGGGGAAGAGGAACTGGCCTTCGCCTGGGTACGGGACGCCCATCTTGCGGAAGTGTCAGCCGTGTATGACGGGGCCACGCCTGGGGCGGCCATCTTGAAGGCGCAGCAGGAATCGGAGGCGGGTCGGTTATCCCCGGAAAAGGCACGGATATTGGAGAGTCGCTATCGTATCGCTTTGCCCGGCAAGCGCCAGCAGTGGGCCGGGGCCAATCTATCGCAGGAGGAATCAATGACGAAAGACACGAAGAACGAGAAGGACATGCAGGACCCGCAGGAGGAGGAGCGCTTTGCCGTCCTGCAACGCATGGAGAGCGCCCTGGAGTCCGTGGCCGGGGCCAACGTGGAGGCGAAGCTGGCTGGTCTGCTGGCCGAACGCACGAGCACCGCCCAGCGGGTCAAGGATCTGGCCGGCGAGGTCGCCACCCTGAAGCCCCTGGCCGAGGACGGGCACACCTATCGGGCCGATCTGGTTTCCACCGCCCTGGCCGAAGGGGTTCGGGCCTATGGGGGGACCTTTGACGAGGCCACCTACCGCAAGCTGCTGGAAGCCTCGGATCTGACCGTGGTCAAGCGGCTGCGGGACGACTGGACGCTGATTGCCGAGGGTCGCTTCCCCGGGGGCCGCCAGACCAAAGACGGCCACGACGCAGGTGCCGTCTCCACTGAGGCCACCATTCCCGCTGCGGCCTATCGGGCCTAGTTCGCACGTATTTGCACGTATGCCTGCACGTATTCGCATGAGTTCAAGGAGCTAAACAATGGCAGATCCACGCAACACCATTTCGTTTGAGGGCATCGGGGAGGAGCGAGTCACCTACCTGATCGACGACGACACCATCACCTACGATGCCACCAAGACCAACGGCAGCGCCCAGGTCGGGCTGGCTGTCACCCTCAGCGCCGCCAGGACCGTGGCCCTGGTCGCCGACGCCGAAGCTGTGATCGGGAAGCTACTCCGGGTCGAGGCCGACGACAAGGCTGTGGTCCAGGTCGGCGGGTACATGACCCTGCCGGGCGGAACCAGCGCCACCCTCACCCTGGGTACGCCCATCGTTGGCGATCTGCTGGACACCGCCAAGGGCTACATCCGCAGCGCCGCCAGCGGTGCAGCCGCTGAACTTCTGGTGGCCAAGGGCGCCATCATGGACGCCAGCGTCACCACGGCTGTGGTCGTCAAGTTCTAGGGGCCGGGACTTCCCGTCAACCTTCTCAAGTTCTAGATTCAAGGAGACAAGCAATGGCAGACATCAGCACTCGACCCGGCCCGCAAGAACTGTTCCGGCAGTTGGGACCGGACATGTATCGTCAGGCGTACAAACGGGGCATGTCCCTGTCGGCCTGGCTGGAAACCCAGGACCCGTCTGGTCCCTACAAGGATGGGCTGGACGCCTTTTCCCGTGTGATGATGCAGGCCGGCATCGTCACCACCTCTGACCCCAATGTCGGCTATTTCGCTGACAAGTTCGAGCGTTTCTTCGAGACGCCTCAGACCCGGGCCCTGTTGCCCGAGTGGGTGTCCCGGCGCTGGAAGGAAGCGGCCACCGGGCGACCGGTGATGACCCGTGGGGTCTACGGCAGCGACGACTCCGTGGTGGGCAGCCTGTCCAATTCCTATGTGGACAACGCCACGGCGCGCTGGAGCCAGATGATCGCCCCGGCCATCCCCATCGCCAACCTGGTGGCTCTGACCACCCCCATCGACGGCAACACCTACCGCTCTACCTACCTGACCAACGATGCCACGGCGCAGCGCATGGTGCGGGTGGGCGAGTCGGCCAGCATCCCGACCGCCAAGCTGACCCAGAGCGACAAGACCATCCAGCTCTACAAGTTTGGGCGGGGCCTGCTCTCCACCTATGAGGTGCTGCGCCGGATGCGGATCGACCGCATCGCATTGCACATTGCGCAGATGGCGATCCAGGCCGAGACCGACAAGCTGGCCGCCATCATGGACGTGATCGTGAACGGGGACGGCAACCCCTCCACCGGGGCTACCAACTACAACCTGACCACGTTGGACACCGCCGCCAGCGCGGGAACCTTGACCCTCAAGGGCTGGCTGGCCTTCAAGATGAAGTTCGCCAACCCCTACAGCATCACGACCGCCCTGGCGACCGAGGCGACTGCGTTGCAGATGCTGCTCCTGAACACGGGCAGCGGCAACACGCCCCTGGTCAGCATCCAGGGACAGGCGGGCTTTGGCAGCTTCAACCAGATCAACACGGGTCTACGGGACGGGGTGGCTATGGGCTGGACCAGTGAAGCGCCCAGCTTGAAAGTCGTCGCCATCGACAATCGGTTCGCCATCGAGCGGGTCTACGAGATGGGGGCCAACATCCAGGAGACGGAGCGCTTCATCCAGAATCAGACCGAGCTGATCACCTTCACCGAGGTCGAGGGTTATGCGGTCATCGACCCGAATGCCCTGAAAACGCTCGATATCAACGCATAAGGGGGGAGCCATGTCCTACGTGACCGTGCGTAGCGCCACCGGGGACGACCGGGTGGTGCTGTGGGAGCGGGATCCCCGTCACCCGGACGGCGAGGTGTTCGTCGCCGGGGACACTCCTGTGCAAGCGGGCCTGACCCAAGCGGTGACCAACCGTATCCGGGACGGGCTGCTCGATGTGGTGGAAACGGGACAGGCGCAAGCGGAGAGTGAGGCGGGGCCGGAAGTGGGGCCAACCTCGCCTCTCCCCGCCCTGGCCGACGTGGTGGGCGAGAAAAACGAAGCCCTGCTCAACGGTATCCGCATCTTTTCGGTGGAAGAGTTGGCCGACGCTGACCCGGACCTGTTGGACGGTATCAAGGGCGTGGGCCGGATAACCGCCGACGACTGGATCGCCAAGGCTCTGGCTATTCTCAACGACAAGGAGAAACCATGAATCTCAATAGACAGAAATATGGGCGGGCGGGGGTGATCCTCGCCCTGATCCTGGCCCTGGCCCTGGCCGGGTGCGTCCAGTCTATCCCGACAGGCGAGGGCAGCCAACCTATTCACGTGGTCATCGACAATGCCGCCGAGGTGGGCGAGCAGTCGGTCAACTGGACTGCCCAGCCGGAAGAGGGGGGCAGCCGGGCCGTGGCTCCCAGCGGGGCCAGTGAGACCGGGTTCAACAACATGCAGGTGACCGGCTATGTGGATGTGCAGACGAATCTCTACGTGGGGGACTGGGTGCATATCTTCACGCAGACGCCCATCGCCGTGACGGACGGGGCGGTGATCACGCCGACCGGAACCTATCAACCTTTGACCAGCGCCGGAAGCGTGACGGCCACCCTTACGACTTCCTCGGACTTCGTGACTGCCGGGGATGTACTGGTGCTCATCAACGCCAATAGCACCGTGACCAGTACCGTCAACATCGTGGATAGCGGAACGGCCATGCTTACCGCCGCCGCCGCCCTGGGCCAGTACGACAGCTTGACCCTATGGTTTGACGGCACGAATTGGATCGAACTCAGCCGGGCAAACAACTAGACCAGCAAGGGGCTGACCCGTGGCAATCCTCACCAGCACATCCTATCCAGCTATCCGGCAGGCTCTCCACGTCTCTCTGACGCCCGAGAGTCTGCCGGATGCCATGATCTCCCTGGACATCTACATGGGTGCGGCGGAGGCCGAGGTGGTGCGTCGTGACCCGCTTGCTGCCAGCCGGACGGGGGCGGAATTGCTCCACATAAAGAACGCTATCATCTTCTTGGTGGCGGCCTATCTTGCCCCGGCCATCGAGATGGTGCTGTCTGAATCCATCCCAGGGGGCGGGTACAGATACCAGCGCCCGGAAGTAAACTGGAAAGATCGGGCTGAGTCGCTCATGGCCCGCTACGAAAGTGAACTGGCGGCGGTGCTTGCCCCGGTCGGATCGGACGAGGCCCGCAGCAGCAGCGCCCGCCCCACCTTCTTCGGGGTAGCATCGAGGGTGTATACCAATGGCTGAGTCGCTTTGGGTGGGGATTGACACCTTTTACAAAACCGCTCTTCTGGCTGACCTGGGCGTGACCAGCGGGTTGACGACTCACGTGATCACGGAAGTGGTAAACACCGCCGAATGGGAACCCAAACAGTGGACACTGCCGGTCGCCATCGTGAACGGGGAGACGGGCCGGATTGGCCCACGTGGGCACGCAGACGGCACACAGCACGCCGAGATCGTTTACCCGTATGTCCTGGGGGCGTTGATGCTTTCCAGCACGTATGAGGGGGCCAGAGAAGGGGCCAAGACCCTGGGCCATCGACTGATGGGGAGCGCCCTGAAGAACTTTGCCTGTGGGGGCCTGGCCAACGATGCCGGCACCGAACGGGTGCAAAACACACAGCCCGGCCATGTGGAACATTTCGTGTGGCCGTCCGAGGGCAACCGAAACCATTTTTTCGGCCTGGCCCGGCTTGACATAGACGTACACGCCACGAGGTAGCACCATGATTGTCTTCTGCGCCGACCCACTCGCCAAAATCTATGACACCTACGCCCAGGCCGTTGCGACGGATCGACTGGTATTTGGCCAGGCATACACCGTGCCCGACGCCCTGGGCGAGAGACTTCTGGCCACGGGCAAGTGGACCCAGACCCTACCCGGTCCAATCGCTGGGGCGGCCGTCGAGAAGGTGCCGGGGCTGAGAAAGATCGACGGCATTGGCCCGCGGCGCTTGGAAGCCCTCGCCGCCCTGGGGATCACCACGCTGCAACACCTGATCGACGCCCACGCTGTGACGGTTGACGAAGGGATGGACGGGTCAAGCCTGGCGCAAGTCCTGGGCTGGCAAAACGAAGCTAAAAAACTCATTTCTGAGATTTAGGGAGGAACTATGAACAAAGAGACTGCCAGCTTTGCGATGGGCTTTCAGGCCGCCAAGGGGACTGGGGCGGCGACTCTGATCCGGGGCATTGTGGACGATCACAAGATCGCTCCCAGCTACTCCACCATCCGGCGTGAGGCAGAACACCGGGGCAAACACCAACGCCCCAGCGCCAACCAGTCCAGCGGCATGCGGGGGGCTGTGATCGTGCCGTGGTCGGTCAAGTTTGGTCTTCGCCCACGCATGATCGGGCATGTCCTTCTGTCCAACGGCTACCAGATCGACGCCGAGCAGACGACCGTCACCCTAACTCTTTCGGCGACCGGGGGCACGTTCACCCTCACGGTCAAGGCGCAGACGACCGCCGCTATTGCCTTTGACGCCACTGCCCTCGCCGTGGAAGCGGCCCTTGAACTCCTGACGACCGTCACCGTGGCCACCGTGACCGGGAGCGATGGGGGGCCGTACCTCATCGTGATCGATACGGGCGTAGACAGCACGACCATGACCGCCGATGGTGCGCTCCTGACCGGTGGAGACGGGACGGCCATTTTTACCGCTTGGATCAACCAGCACAATTTATCGGAAGCCAACGCAGGGTCAACCGGGTATGTCACGCTCATGGAGTACCTGGGGGAAGGTGCGGCACGGTACGGACAGCGGGCCGTGGACGGCAAATCAAACAGCCTCTCCTTCAAGGCCACCGCCGAGGAGTTGACCGTAGACGTGGGGGGCTTTGCCATCACCCCCGGAGACCCGTCCGGCTCTGAGGTTGAGATCGATGAGGTGGACGTGCTCTTCCACCCGGGGACCGGCCTCTTTACGGTGGTCTCGTCCGACCTGACTGCCCTGGGCGTCCCGCTGACCCACGATTGGAAACAGGACAACCCCATCGACGACAAGGTGCAACAACTGCACTCCCTCTATCGTGCCCGTCTCCCTGAGGGGGGACGAAAGCGAAATGGGACGCTGGGCGGCCTTGTCTTCGCCGAAGATCCGTTCCGTGAAATCATGTATGCCGGGGGGACGGAGCCTTCTGTGGTCATGCCGGAGGCCTCCCTCAGTTGGTCATGGACCAGTCCGGGCGCGTTCGCCGGTTCGCAAAAATATAGCTTTGCGTGGACGTACCCGATCTGTGAGTTTGAGATCCAGCCCGTGGATCTGAGCGGGACCGGGGAAGTTGTCTACTCCGCTGACTATGTGGTGAGCGATACCGAAACCACTTCCCCTTCTTCCGTGGTCCTGATCAACGACGTGGCCAGCTACGCCGGGACGTAAGCCCGTAGGACGGCCCTAGCGGACTTGGCGGGTCAATCCGCACAAGTGTTCGCATGGAGCGAGAAGTCGCCAGGGCGGGGCAGGGGCGTAGCGGAGCGGGCAGATAAGCCCGACTTGGGCAAGGGCAAGAAAAACAGGATCGGAACTTTCAACCGTGGGCAAAAAGAACAGGAAACAGAAACCCATGACCATGCAGCTTTACTTCCGAATGCCCGCCGAGGATGACGGGGGGGTGCAATTCCAAATGCTCTCCGCCATCGACCAGGCGCTGAAGGTGGGATTTGATGACCAGGACATCATGGCGCGGATTGAGGAAGCCGAGGCCGAGGCCAAGACCTACCCGGACAACATGGAGCTTCTCGCCCATGTCGCCGAGCTTCGGGCAGAGCATGAGGCCATGAAAGTTGCCTTTGAGAACCTGCCGGCAGAGCGTGAAAAGATTCTCGCCGGACTGCCTGAATTGGAGTGGATACAGATCACATGCCACGAGCTGGCCCGCATGGACTTTGCCCACTATGAGTCTTTGTGGAATGAGGCTCGTGACTACTTTGAGGCCGAGACTGGGCTGAAGATTGACGCCAAGGTTGATCAGGAGTCAGAGGTGGGCCGGTTCCGCCGTTCGCTGTTGCTCCGGGCCGGGATGTTGGCCAGCGTGAAACACAAGACCAACTTTCGGGAGGGGACCACTGCCTATTACGCAGACACATGCACCCTCGTCGCCGGCCAGACGCCTAACGATGACACGGTATGGAGTCACACGCAGATCCCCGCCGATTGGACCACGCCCGATGGGATGCTCAATGAAATGCCGTGGATCTTGTTCAATCATTGGGCAGAGTTAGCCCATACGGTCAACGCCGGGATCTTGCCTCTTGCACCGGATTTTTTAGCCGGGGAGCGCGTAGCGATCCCGTCCCTGAAGAGATAGCCCGGCAGATTGACGCCGAGCGGGAAGCGATGGACGCCGCGCTAGCGACGCTGATTCTGCCAGACAAGGAAGCGACCGAGAAGCCGCCCACCCTGGCAGAGATTGAGGCCGAGGCGGGAAAATGGCACTTGGCCAGGCCGGAACATTTGGATCTATTCATCCTGTACCGGTCGATGGGCGGGGGCGGTGAATCCCTGTATGACCTGTGGAAGCTGATGCAGGAACCAGGGAGCGCCGCCCTTTTGCACGATTTCGCCATCCTGGGCCAGCGGCTGAAACGGCTAAAGGCGAGGGATAAGGCAAGGAAAGCCAAGGAAAAGGGGAAGGGCAAATGATCCAACTTCAGGCGACAGAGGAAACCAAGGCCCATCACAGAGATTTCCTGGCTCTCTTGGCCCGGATTCAACAGCCATCAACTATCGTGCGCAGGGATGTGGGCCGGGCTGTTCGCCGAGGGATCGCAGAAAACTTTGTCCGGGAGCGGGCTGGAGATGGGCCAGCCTGGGCACCTCTCGCCCCTCTGACCATCCGCACACGGATTCGGCGGGGCTTTGGGGCGGGGCCGAAGCTGTTTAACACGGGGCGGTTATTGCGCTCTTACACTGAGGAATTTGACCGGGACCATGACCAGCGCTTTCGGTCCACGGCCACGGGCTATGAGATGGAGTATGGCAGTACCGACTATCGGGCGGCGTGGCATGAGGGGGGAACCTCTCGGATGCCGGCTCGCCCGGTTTTGTTTTTGTCTAGCCGGTCCGAGACGGATCTGAGTTATAGCCTGGCGAATGTCCACACCCGCATCTTTGCCTCAGCAGGATTTTAAGAATCTGAGAGTCTAGAATTATGAGTAGGGAATTTCACTACAGGGTCACAGTCGATACCGAGCAGATCCGCGGCGCTGCCGTGGTGATGCGCCGCGCCTTTGAGCAAGAAATGGGGCGCATGAATATCACGCCCGGCGCGGCGGGTGGCTCGTCGGTAACACAGTCCGTGTCACGTGCCGTCGCCGGTGGTAAAAGTGGCGGGGGCATCCTCGATAGTCTCCGGGGCATGGGAGGGTTGGGTAACCTGGTGGCGGGTGGTGTGGCCGGGTACATGGGGATCGCCGGGGCCAAACAGTTACTCGCCGGGGCCAATGAGTTGGCCAGCTACTCAACCGAGCTTCGCCGGACCTCGACCGCCTTTGAGCTTTTGTCCGGCTCTTCCGACAACGCCGCCGCCAAGCTCATGGCGGTGCAACGGGCGTCCGGGGGATCGATAGATAAGCTCTCGGCGATGACAATTTCTAACCGTGCCGCTGCCCTGGGCATGGCAGACACGGCCAAGGAATTGGAGCGGGTCACAAAGTTTGCCACGATCTCAGGCCGGGTGCTGGGGCTGGACACGACCGCCGCCCTTGACAACATGGCCTTGGCCGCGTCTAATTTGTCCTTTGCCCGGCTGGACCAGTTGGGTCTATCGTCGTCCATGGTGCGGAAGCGATTCCAGGAGCTCCGCGGCACGATGTCCGACAATAAGGCTTTCCTGGAAGCCATGCTCGTCACAGGGGAAGAAACGTTCTCTTCTCTCAACACCGGTGCGCTCTTGGCTGCTTCCGGCCAGGAACGATTTAGCAAGGCACTGACCGAGAGCAAAGAAAGGCTCTCCTTCCTCGGGGAGGCGTGGGATAAGTTCCTGCTGACCGTGGCCAGAGACTGGATGGGCGACCGTACCGTAGACGAACAGATCGCCCGATTCCAGGACCGGATAGACGAGATCCGAACCGCAAACCCGGCCCGCCAAGCCCTGAGCGACCCGGCTTTTAACGACATTCCCAACATCGGCCTGGCCCGGGCGGATATTATGGGCTTCAAAGAGGCTATGACCTTTGGCGTTGAGATTGGCCAGATTGAAAAGGTGATCGCCAGCTTCAAGGGCATGAGTGACGCCGTGTTGGATGGGGTGCCGGGCATTCAGGCCAACCGGGACGAAATGATCTCCTTGGGAGAAGCGGCCATGTTGGGGCCGCTCTCTGACGAACAGTTAGCCCGCCTGAAGGTGTTGACGGAGTGGTGGGGCCGGGCCGCTTACCAAATAGGCACGGCTGGGGCCAATATGCTACAGGTTGCATCGATGCCGTCTGTAGTGTCCAGGGTTTTCGATGGGACCGTTTTTACCTCAACCGGTGGAGCCAACTGGATCAACCGGGGGCCAATGGTAGGCCCACAGGAGCAGCCGTCAGGGTGGACAAAGCCGGGGACCGTCCCACCGACAGGGGCATGGTCCGTTGATGGGATACAGGACGCCTTGGCAGATGGAGCTTCTGAACGCAAGGCCCTTGACAAGAGAGCGGCTGAGGATGCCAAGAATGCTTGGATCTCTGCCGGCAAGGACACGGCCAGCGCCTGGAAGTCTGCTATCTCTGGCATCCCTGGCCTACCCGGAACGGGGCGATCCTCCGTGACTCAGGGGGATATGGACGCCGCGGCTGCGGGTGCATCGATGCGCTACGCCGATAGCTTTATCCGAGAGGCGCAAGATGAGCTCTTGAATGGGGTGGACCGGCCCAACATTGACCGGGACTTTATTGAGAAGCTGACGCAGACTTCCGGCCTCTCCAACGAACAACTGTTCGCCCAACTTGATAAGCAGTACCAGAGCGGTCAACTTTTCGCCAACCCATTTGCTCAGGAAAACGTTGACAAAATCATCGACTTTGACGCCGTGGGCAAGGGCTTGCAGGACCAGAAGGACGCCACGACCGGCCTCGATTTCGTTGAGAAGGAAATGGCCAAGCGCTTTGGGGGCATGGACTTCTCCAGCATGGGCCAGACGTTGGCATCCGGGGTCTCCGATGTGATCTCCGATGGGACCGTGGACTTTGCCGGCGCAGCCACCAGCGCCATTGGGGGCCAGTTTGCCAGCAAAGCGAGCATGGCCGCTTTCTACGACATGGGCGTCGATTCCAGCAACATGATGTGGCTGGGGTTCAGCGGGGATAACGGGATCGGGGCGAACGGCTATGCCGCTGCCTTTGCTGCCGTGATTAAAGACGACATCAAGGCTTATATCGACGCAAGGCTGGGGGTGTAAAGTGCCGGTTCCGACGATCAACTCAGTACCCATCCCCACCAGCATGGCCTATGAAGGGGTCTTCGACTTTCAGCCCCAATCCATCGGGACCAAGAACGGAGAGGGGGACGCCGTTCTTGCCGGTCCCCAGCGGGCGTTTTGGCACTTTGATGTACTGACGCCGGACGAATGGACCTGGTGGACCACGACAATCATGGGGGGCACTCGCAAGGCCTCGATTGACATCACCTCGGCCATTCTGTGGGATGACGTGATGGGATGGCTGACCTTTACCGATGGCAAGCTGTACATGCCGACGAAAAAGGCATACACAGCCGGGCAGTTTTGGGACATCACCATTGAATTTGGACACTTGTTGCCGTTGGTTCTGAGTTAAGGGGATTTATAACCATGTCTGATTTTGTACCTATCTTTGTGGATGGATTTGACATCAACTTTGCGGACGGCAGCGCGGGGCTGTGGGACTCAGCCGTGGGGGGTGGGGATCTACTTTACACAAACACCAGAACCAGGTCGGGGTTTGGGGCTTTGGAGATCCAAGGTAATCGGTTCGCTAGGACGGAATTGACCAGAGCTTTCCCCTCGGCCACTGAGATGTATTTTGGCTTCTCACTGGATCTGAACTCGGACACGGCCATCAACCCATACAACGGGGACGACTTGATATTTTTGAGGCTGTACGATTCGTCTGGCGGTGTGCAGATGGCTTTTGGCATCAACAAAACGACCCATACTCTGCGCGTCTTCAGGGGCATGGGCACCCTACTGGACGCATCGAGCGGGGCTTATCCTGAAGACGCCAGCGGGTACTTGGAGATTCACGTAGTGGTGTCTGACACCGTGGGGGTCATACAGGTAAAGCTGAACGGCGCTTTGGTGGTAGATTACTCAGGTGACACCAAGGACACGTCAGTGGCGAACATTGCCACGATTGGCATCGCCAACCAAAATACGGGAACTCTGTACTATTGTACTGCCCACTTCCACGTTGACGATTTCGTGATGGGGACCACGGACTGGCCGGGCCAGCCCGTGGTCATCCCTGTCTTTCCCGACGCGGACGGGACTCACTCGGACTGGACAAGTACGGACGGGGACCAGCACAGCGCCATCGATGAGCTGGGGACATACGGTAACGCCCCGGATACGGCCACGAAGTTGACCGGCGCAGTCGTGGCCGAAAGTTCTAGCGTAGGGCTGTCGGCAGTGGGCCGAAGTGGAGAGGTGTTGGGTTTCCAGCTTGCCACCTACATGCAGAAAAGCGATACGGGCGCAGCATCGGCTGAGGAGTTTTTGCGAATCGGTGGAACGGAATACAACATAGCCACCCTGTCGCCAGGGGCCGCATGGGGCTGGTTGATTGAGGCCGTTGCGACAAGCCCTGACACGGCCGAAAAGTTCACTGTGACCGAGATTGACAGCATGGAGATTGGTTGGACTAAAGCAACATGACCAGTGTCAGCGTAGCCTCAGTAATGGGATATGCAGCCGTAGCCGAGCAGTCGAGCGTTGAAATTGCCTCGGTCATCGGCTATGTCGCCGTGGGCGCGGTGACGAGCGTCGAGGTTGCTTCAGTCGTCGGATACGTGGCCATGATTGAGGCAATTCCCACGGGTGGGGCCCATGTCTCTTCCGGGGTTGTGGGGGCAGGGGGAGGGCCATCCAGCAAACGGCCCACGCCTTCAGACATCCAACCCCCTGCCCCACTGACCAGCCAACACGCTCCCGATGGCCGGGCCGGGTACTCCAAGATGAGGATCTTTGTCGGTCCTCCCTGGCGTAAATCTGATGAGTCGGATTTTTGGGACTTCTCTTCGTTGGCTCTTACTGCCTACGCGCCTCACGCCGGGACAACGGTCGCCGCCAACGTAGGGGCAAGTGACACGTCCCTGACCGTGACAGATGCCACCGGCTGGCCGACTGCCGGGTCGGTATGGCTGGGGCCAGGGGCAAGCGGGCAGAGTTGGGGGCTGGCCAGCTACACCGGGCGCACGGGCAACCTGCTCACCGGGCTTGTCCGGGACGCGGTGGACGCAGAGTACAATGGCCTCCACACAGCCGGGGCGGTGGCCGCTTTCTGGTATCCGCTTACGGAAAACGATGGCTCCCTGGGCTTCCGGGAATACTCAGACGCTGATCAATCGGCCATCACATGGGATCTGAGTCTCGCTGGCGTCAATGCGCCCGTGGGCATACTCCGATCCGGGGCGCTGGTGCTGGTGCAAACCCGCGAGATAAGCGGAGGGGCTTGGGGATCATGGACCAATTGGGCAATCGGCTGGCTGGCCGGGTCAAATCCCCAGGATGACGAGAACCGGGTGGGCCAGTGGTCGGCCACCGTGGGCACCCTATCCGATGTTCCCTTGTCGGCCAGCGTGACCGGCCTGCACGTTGGGGAGAGGGATGTAGCCGACGAAGCGGGAACCAGCGCATCCGGTAGCCTCTCGCCGGTCTACAAGGCGATTGGCAACGGGTCCGGGGAGATCATCAGCGAGAATGAGACCGTCACACCCGGCCAGGCCATCGATGGGGCGCTGGCCACGGCCTGGGTCTCCGACCGCTACTATGGGGAGGATAACCCGCACCATACGCCGGGCACGGAGACCCTGGACGGCATCCGGGAGACGCATGGGGTCACACAGGCCCACCTCACCCGCTACACCGGCCAGAGCGATGGGTACAGGTGGATTGAGATCACCTTCTTCCAGGACTTCAACGCCTCGGATTGGCTGATCGCCGGGGTGGATTGGATGGTCCCCTTTGAGAATGATGATTCGCTCGACTACTCAGCCGGGCAGCGGGTGATCCTGGCAGAGAACCCGGAACTATTTCAGGCCGAGAATCCAGAGAACGAGGCCGACGCCGTTCTCGACCTGGCTGATTACTTGTTGTGGAATATGTACAATCAGAAATACACCGTGGAGAACGATGCAACCGGGGGCACATTCACGCTCACCGTGGACAGCCAGGCCACCGGGGCCATTGCCTACAACGCCACAGCCGCTACGGTTCAGGCCGCCCTCGTGGGCCTGTCCAGCGTAGGGGCCGACAGCGCCATTGTGACCGGATCTGCCGGCGCGCTGGTGGTCACGTTCTGCAATGGCCTGGGGTCCGGCGACGGGCCAGGCCTGTCCGGGGATGGGGGCAGCCTGACCGGGGGCACCCTGACCGTCACGCAGACCCAGGCCGGGGGCTTCCCCTTCGCCACATCCAGCGATGGGACGGCCATCTTTGATCACCTCGATCCGGCTCAGGGAGTGATCCGGCTGTATTGGGGCGTCTCAGGCCAGGGGCAAAGCATCTTGGCGTGGGGCGGAGGTGATCCGATCACCCGATGGGGTACGTTCTGGACCGGGGACGCTCTGCCCGTCCTGGGCACGGCGCAGACCGCCCGCATGAAATTCAACCCGACCACGCCCACGGCCACGGCTGACTTTTGGGAGGTGGGCCGGGTTGCCACGCCGGGCTATAACATTCTGGCCGCAGACAAGGCTTGGATCTTGCTCGACCTGCCCTCGATGGGGCTGAAGCTGGCAGAGGACATCACGGACACCGTGCCGGGCATCGGGGACGAGTTGAGCATAGAGAACGTGGCCGGGGCCAGCGTCGAGGGGCTTCCGGCTTCCGGGCCTTTGCAGGTGGGCGACGAACAGATCACTTACTCGGCCAGGGACACCGTGGCCGGGTCGGTCACGGTGTCGGCGAGAGGGGCAAACGGCACAACGCCGGTCGCCCACGACGCCGGGGATCCGGTCTACTTTGTGGACGGCGCAGGGGTGGCCACGGACGCCTACCCCATCGACACGATCCGGGTGCGCCGCCCTGCTGGGCTTGCCGTGCCAGAAGACTTTGTGATCCGGGGGTCCGCCCTCTCTTCGGCCAGAGACCCAAACCAGACCAACTACACGACCGACTATGTGACCCTGGCCACCGTGACCGGGAATGTCCTTGAATCCTACAGTTTGGATTTATCCGGGGCACCGCCCCGCATCCGTTACCTGCTGGTGGAAGTGACGGCTATGTCTGATGGACCGTCACGGGTGTGGGTGAACGAGTTGGACGCCGTGGTCGATCCTGACGTGTTGACGCCGGGGGCAAACCTGGCCAGTGGGACCGTGGCTGACGCCATCGCCGCCTTGCTTGCCCAGGCGGGCTTACCTGCCGGGTGTTTGGTGGACGCCGGGGACACCATCAGCCTGTCCAACTACACGACAGCCGGGGGGTCTTTGTGGCCCATCCTCTCGGACCTGGCCAACTTCTCCGGGACTCGTATCCGAGTGGGCCGGGATAGCAAGCTCTATGTCCGCAAAGATCCGTTCTGGACCGGGACGCCCACGCCGGACGGGGAATGGTCTCGCACGGAGGTGCGCCACGTCTCGCCGTCCAGGGCGGTCAACCAGAAGGTGGGGCAAATCTCGTTGACCTGGCGCAGCGCAGATGACCCAGGGGAGAGTACGGTCAATCAGCCATCGACCCGGGCGCGCACGGGGGATGTGGTGAGCGTGGGGCCGTACATCTTCGCCGATGAGACCGCCGCCACGGTCGCCGCTCTCAAACGGTACTGGCAGGCCCGGCGTCCTTACACCACGCTCATGGAGTTGGCCTTCCCTGGCCAGGCCCTGGAAGTGGGACAGGTGTATGAGGTGACATGGGCCTTTACCGGGCGCACGGAGGTTCGTACCTACTCCCTGGCCACGTTAAATCTCGACTTTCGCAAATCCTCTTGGCAGACGGTTGTGGCCGGTGTCCAGATCGATCGGGAGGACGAACGCTAATGGCCAGCCGACTTTACTACGAGGCGCTGAATCAGCAATCCACCGAGGGGCTGGGGGATTCCCTGCTCCGGGCCTTTGAGGGCAAAAAGCGAAAACACATGGGCGTCTACCTGGGGCGCAATCAGATCCAGGTGAATGGCCAGCGTTACCGGTTCCGCAATGAGAGCGGGCTGGATGTGGCCGAGGGGGAAGCTCTGGCGGTGGTGAACGTGGGACGACTCGCCGCGGCTGAGTATGCGCCGGCGAGTGGGGCCGGGTCCGTGGCAACCGGGGGAGGATCGTCCGGGGGAAGCTCTACCAGTCTGGCCGATCACAACCATTCCGGGGCGGCGGGGAGCGGTGGGGCATTGGCCGGGTATGCGCCCGTTATCCATACCCACGTCGAGGCAGGCATCACAGATCTAGACCACACCCAGGCCCTGGGGTGGATTGTCTGCACCAATGACGCAATCGTGATCAACGCAGGGGAGGTAGTATGGCAGCGTTAAACCAAAACGCCATTTCGTTACTGGCGACTGTGACCGGGATCGACGCCAAGACCGTGGCCGCCACCACGCTCTATACTGTGCCGGTCGGCAAGTCTTTGATCGTGGATCATTTGGTGATCCGAGTGACGGTTTTCACGGTGGGAGCTAAGTCGGTTCAGGCTGTGGCCTCCTTCGGCGGCAACTCTGCCACCTGGGACGACTATCTCGACACCATCGCCTATACCGTGGCGGCAGCAGATGTGGCGATTCAGGATAGTGTGGAAGATGCCGCATTCCCCGTCTATGCGGATGGGGATCTGTTCAAATTGAGCGTTGAAACCGGCAGCGATGCCACCGCGGAGACGTGGGCGGTTGACCTATTCGGATACCTGATTTGATTTCTAATCACAAGAAAGCAGAGGAAAAGACTATGGAAGACGTAAAGAAACCGGGCCTGACGCTCTCGCTGGCGTTTGCGGTCCTCATGTGGGTCGTGGACTTTGTGGACAAACGCTGGCTGCACTTTCAGTTTGCCGAGTGGTTCCCGTCCTTCCTGGCCAGCCTTCAGGTGTTGGCCGGCGTGGTGGGGCTGGTGGTCGCGGCCCTGGCCTCCGCTTGGGTTTCGTTTATGGGGGAAGCCGCCAAGCAACAGCAGACCAACCCGAACACTCGCGGGGCTGAACCGGTAAAGCGCAAATCGTTCTGGCGTTACGCCCTGTAGAGGCCCCAAAAAAATGAGAATTAAGACACAGGGAACAGTCTGGACAGTTCTGTTGTCCGCGGCGATGCTCATCGGCCAGTGGCTGGACGATACCTACTTCCACACCGGGATACGGGAATGGTTGCCGAAGTTCCTGAACAGTGCGCAGATGATCCTTGGGCTGGGTGCAGCGGCCGTTGGTCTAGCCTACACGATCTATATGGAGACCTTGGCAAAGCAGGCGCACAATTTTGGCCCAGACCACCTCCCCGACACGCGCTCAGTCAACTGGACGAGAGAGCCGGAAAAATCCCTACTGCGAAGGATTCTATGACCGTGAAAATTCTAATCGTGGAGGACGACGAGGGGCAGGCCCATCTTTACCGCAAAGCGTTGGAAAGGATGTCTCTTGTCGAAGCGGTAAAATCCTGTCATTCTGGCCGTGAGGCGTTGGAGGTGGACTGGACAAACTACGATGTGGTGGTCGTGGATCTGTTCATGCCGGGCATGTCGGGCGACCAGGTGATCGCCCATGCCTATGAGAAGTGGGGCGAACTTTTGCCGCCCGTCCTCATTTTTACGGCCAGTCCAATGGTGCTGATTGATAAGATCTCGCTACCTATGCCACCCACCCCGATCTATCAGAAGATCGGGGGCCCGGAAAGTATCCTCCACATTTTAAGATCGGCTGTTCATGAAGCTTTTAATCGTCGCGCCTAAATCAAATTTGAACACGTTCAGCGAGATCTTGGATGCCACTGGACCGGGGGAAACCAGGGTTTTGCACGGCACGGTAACGGTGCGTGAGGTGATGACCGAGATCCGAACCGGACAGTTTACCCACATTTATTTCGCCGGACACGGGGACGATCAGTCTCTGATGTTTTCAGACGGTCTTCTGAACAAAGCGCTGCTGGCTGATTCCATCCAGGCGGCGGGGGCCATTATTCTGGTCCTGTTCAATTCGTGTCAGAGTTTGGGGCCGGCCTTGGCTGCGTACGGAGCGGGCGTCCATTATGTGATCGGCTGGCAAGGAAATGTTTCAGATTCCGCCGCAATCAACTACGCCTACGCCTTCTGGGCCACCTACCGGCTGAGCAATGATGTGCATGTGGCTCACCGCACGGGCCGGGAGGCTGTGATCTTCGGCAACCCGGGCCACGAGACCCCGGACCTGATCAACGGACGCAACAGCGGCTATCAGCAACGGGTCGAGTCGCTACAGGTGCAAGTGAGCCGACAGCGCCAATGGCTGTTTGTCCTGATGGTGACAACGGTGGCTTCGCTGGTTATCGAGACGATCACTCTGTTTTTGATGTGGGGGACGTGACCACCCCCACGGTTCCAATAAAAAAGCCCCGGCCAGTGTTGCGCCGGGGCTTCGCTTATTCTTCACTTTTTAGATTCAGCAATATTTTCTTGGGGTGCGATTCGTTTGAGTCTTGCCGCCCAGTATCCACCGGGGCAAGGTATCATCTTGCACTTGCGCGGCTTCCCAGCTAGACACCCTTTGCAGGGTATCCATTCTTTATCCCAAACCAGCAAGTCAAAACTCATCTGCTTACTCTCCATCAATCCCCTCCCTCAACCACGCTCCAAGCTCATCTTCCACGAACCACATCCCAGCATCGCCCCAGGGCACCCGGATCACCTGCCCGGTCAATGGGTCAACATGATCGGCCACGATTGACGGTGCGACGTGTGCCCCCGCCCAGCGCCAGGATACCCGATAACCCTCGCCGGCCATCTTCTCGGCGGTGACGTCGAGGGTGTGGCTGTCGTACTTCTGCGGCTTCCACCCCTCCCCCAATGACCAGCGACGGGCGAAGGATTTGGCAGCGTACTCTGTGCGCCAGGCCAGGGTCATCCCGCCGCTTCCGGGCTGACCCGGGTGATCCTCGCAGAAGGTGATATTGCGCCCCAGGTGGATCAGCACCCAAAGGACTTGTCCCCCATGCCGGCGGGCTGACTGCTCGGCCAGGGCTTGGGACTGTCTGCGGGTTGTGTTGAAGGCGGTGAGTCGGGGCATGGGTTTACGGTCCTTAAACCAGCAGGGGTTGGTGTATTAGGTTGCCATCGTCCGAGATCATGATGGCAGGATGGGGGTCTGTGGCGTCGGCGTCGGCGGCTGACCATTTGCGGGGCCAGATGTCCTGTTCCCACATTTGCCTGATTCGGGTTTCCTCTTCGGCATTGATCAGATCGATACCGGCCCGGCGCTGGATGTCCAGGATCGTGTCCAGGCCATAGGCCCGGCCCTCCATTGTCAGCGGCCCCATGCGCTGCACGTTGCGGGACCATTGTCCATCCTGGCGCATTTCCGGCTCAATTTTGCGCTTGCGCCATGCCGGGAGTTTAAGATCCCGGTACAGGGGCTTGAGCTCGAGCAGCGGCGCATAGCGGCTATATTCGGTGTGGGTGGCCAGTAGCCTCTCCAGGGCCGTGTCTCGGCTGGCCAGGGGGCAACCTACGCAGCCGGTGCGCACGTCGTCCTCCCCATAAATGACGGCGATGCTATCGGCCTGATAGCCGTGTCGATCCTGCTCAAAGTAAAGCCAATCGTAGACATGACACAATCTCCAATGCAGCAAGGGTGATAATGTGTCGGCGAGACTGTCGGGCGTGGAAACCTGAAACCAACCCTGGCCACATTCCCCACTGTCTTTGCTGCACGAAATGGCAATGCGCTGATCTCGTGCAGCGCTTTCCCCCAAGCGAACACCCGTCAGCATGAGAAGCTTTTCCCCAGCGTCTTGTCTGAGTTGCCCCAGAGCCAGGTGCATTGGCTCGATCTTGATCTGGGGCGTACACCAGCGAAATGTGTTCGACGGCGGAGGGACGCCACGACCCAGCATGTAGACAAAATATCTATCATCCAGCTTGGGCAGCACGATCTTTGTTTGGATGCCATTGGCGGCCAACTGATCGAGGAGAACGGTTGCCCCATCCCGAAGGGGCGGCAACTCCATGCGGGTGTCCGCGTACATCACGGTTAGGCTGGCCGGGGCCGGGATCAGCCCGGATTGGACGGCCCAGGCCACAAAGATCACGGTGGCGGTGCTGTCCTTGCCTCCAGAATAAGCAATCGTCCAGTGGTTGTACTTTTCGCCATAGGCGGCAAGACTGGCGAGAGATTGCTCGATTGAGGAATCTAGGCTTGTGCGCTTGTCGTCGAAAAGGCTATTTTGTCTCATGGGTCTACGGTCCTCATACGGGGTGCGTTGGCTAGGACGGGTCAGTCCAGAAGTTGATGAGCTTGGCCGGGGTGGGCAACTGTTTGCGCTTGCGGACTTCGTCCAGCCACACTTTGTACGGATGATACTTTCGCTCTCCGAAGGGGTAGGCGTCCCGGAGCAGCTTGGTCATCTGCTCCGGGGTGGCCGTAGGGTTGTCGCGATACACTTGATCGATGACTGAGCGGGCCTTCTCTCGCCAGTTCACTCCTCACCTCCCGGAAATAACTCCCGATAACATTTGTCACAGATCCCCACGTCGCCGGCCACGCTGTGTTTGGCCATGTGGAAGGTGCCGGTTGCGCTCCACTTATGGCAGACCGGACAGAGGGCGGGCAGGCTATCAGTCACCCAATAGCGGAGGCGATACCACGCACCCCGGATCTTGTATTGGATTCGCTTGATGTTGAGTTTTGTGGACATCGATCTTCCTCCATGTTCCCTTAGCTGGCCTGGGCTATTTCCAAGACGACCCGCCCACACTCTGGACAGGCCCACAGTTGCCGTACCTCGTCCCTAACTCGCTGATGGGCATCTCCAATCCAATCGCACCCGAAACAGGCGTAACGTTGTGGTGCCAGGACCGGGGCGAACCGTAAATCGACCTCGTGCAATTCTAGTTCAACCTCTTGGCCAAGGTTCTCCACTTCCAATTCTTCCCGCACGGCCTTGAGCAGATCCGACACTCTGACACAGCCAAAGAAATTCCCATCAAGCAGGCTCACGTCCGAACCGTTGATGCTGGCGACCAGATGTAGCGCCGGGGGCGGGGGCGCGTCCATGCGGAAATACTTTTCAGTCGGTTCACCTTCCGGCGTGAGTTTTTCGCCCCAATGCTGCCCGTCCTCATCCATGCCATCGTAGCGGAATGCCGGCGTGGACGTGGGCTTGGCTTCCATCGCCTTCTGAACACAGAGCAGCTCGTACATCGCCAGTTTCAGATCGGTGATCTCATAATCGGCGCTCATGTCGCCGGCTTCCAGGCGGGCGTAGGCGTCGGTCAGGTCGGCCTGGGTCTGGTGGTAGACGACCAGGTCTTCATCGGCGAGCGGGATCAGTAGGGCTTTCGTCATTGTGCTAGTTCCTCCAACTGGATAGTATTCGCCTGCCCGGTATCCACCCCGGCCACGGTGCATTCGTAGCAGCGGGGTAGCCCGTCCAGGCTGCGGACGGCTTGGTGATGGGGCTTGGGCAGCGGTCGCCGCGGGCCGATGGTCGGGATATGGTCTCTGCATCGGGTGCGGGTCACACTGTCCCAACAGATATAGGTATAGGTTGGGATAGGCATTTGGTTCTCTCCTGTCTTTTCCAGGACCGCCCCGGTGCGCCGTTTTGCCTGTCACCGGTCAATGTGTGCGGAGGGTCCGGCTGGGGCTTGTGGCGGGCTGGGTAGCCGCCCTAGACCTGTTTGGCTGTTCGCTGTTCGGCTGTTCGCTGTTCGCTCCCCTGTTCTGTCCAGAAAGACTTAAATCTGACCTTTCAGATCCATACAGAACAGGGGAACACCCGAACACCTAAACAAAATCAATGCACCTTGGCTCTGCTTGGGTGGCCGATGGCTTTGATTAGTTGGTAGGATTTCCAGAACGTGGCGAGCAGGTAGTTGTGCAGCACGTTGTCGCTACCCGGATTGTGATACGTACGACGCACCTGTCCGGGCACGATGCCGTTCCGCCTGTCCCGTCCGATCTGGACGGTTGCCATATTGGTTCGTCCGTCGCCAGCGAACCCGTTGATGGCGATGATCTCCCGACGATCTTTGGCGAGGCTTGGCTGAGTAGTCTGATCGTTGCTCAACCAGGCCTCGGTGGCCATGAAGACGGCCAAGAGCGTGGCGGTCGGGAATCTCTTGACGAATGTGTTAGCTATCGCAGCCATGAACGCTTCCTTCTCTTGTGGAATCCCGTCCATCAACATGAGTGCTTCGGCCTTGACTGCCCGCGGGGTGCAAGTCGGGTCTGCGTAGATGCAAAGGATATGGGGCAGTAACTCGGTTGGGTTGGCCTGGATCATAGCCAAGGTGCTCTCCACCTCCCTGTCTAGCATGTCGTTGAAGTCTTGGTTACTGATCATCGGTCTCTCCTTCTTCGTCTTGGAGCTCGTCCAGATCGTCATCATCGGCGGGGATTGCACAGGTCCACCCCGTTGCGGCGTAGAGGGTGGGCGCCCGGCCTGGCCGGGTGGTGGGGGCCGGGCCGACTGCAACGGCCCGGCCCTCTTCGACCAGACGCCCCAGGTTGACAGTTATGGTCTGATAGGCGATGCCGGTCTCGTTGGCGATCATGGCGGCGGTCTTGGCCGTAGGGACGATGGCCAGCCAGATTTGCTCCTTGGTCCCCACTACGTCTTTCAAGGCGGCCAGGGCTGCCAGCCTGCGGCTTGCCGGCTGGTCAAGGGAGCGGCTGTCAAGGAATTGGCGTACATGGGGCTGGTTGGCGTAGGCGGCGACTTCATTGAGCCGTTCGGCAATGGACAGCATGTCGTCCATAAGCCGTATCTGCACGCCAGGCACATGGGCCAGGGCTGCACAGATCTCGGCGGTGATGTCGCTGAGCACGACGCCCAAGGTGAAGGGAGAGGCCATCACTGCACCTCCCCGTCTGCAGTGGCGGCCACCCAGCGGATGGAGCGATCCATGATCAGGGTGGGTTCAAAGGTATCATTGTCCAGATTCAAGGTGCGGCGGGCCATGTCGATACCGGACACGCTGGGCGTGTCGGAAAGGCCCAGGCTGCGAATGCTGGCGGGCCGGTCGCCCAGGCTGACCAGGGACTGGCGGGTAAGGGTGACGATAGCGGAAAGTTGGCTTTGGATTTCTGCTATGTCCCGGCTGGCAGCGTCCGGGAGCAAGATTTTCTCCCGTAGCTGACGGATCATGGCGTCGGCGTCGGCGTCCCCGAAGAAGTTGAGCTTGCCGATCTGCTCAACCATCTTGGAAAGTTGTACAATGCTGCGGGCATGGAGACTCTCCTTGCCCTGGAGCTTGCCCAACACGTCTCGGCACGTGTCGAAGATGAGTCCGGTGAATTGACCCCGGATGTCGGCCATGAAGCCGGTGACGAGCTGCTCCTTCTGTTTGCGGGCCGCCTCTACGATGTCCCGGTTCATGGCTTCCATCATTTCCGCTTTGACTTGGGCGGCGCTGCGGGCGGCCAGGGTCTCGGCCCGGAGCTTCTCTTCTGTAGCCCATTCCTGTTCCCGCTCCAGATGGCGTCGGGCCTGCATGCGGTCGATGTCCAGGTCGGTCTGGATGCGAATGCCCTGGGCCCGAGCGGCGTCTTCGGCCAAGAGGCTGGGTAGAGGGATATAGAGGAGTTCCAATTCAAAACCGAAGCTGGTATAAATCTCATTCTTGGACGGTATGCGGGCCAAGATATTGGTGACGAAGGTGACCACGAAAGTTTCTTCGTCCTGGTCCTTGAGGGCGGCCGGGGAGATCTGGGCGAGGCGACGGTAAGCCATGTGAGCGGCCTGGCGATACTCGGTGCGCATCTGGGCAACCCAACCGTCATATCCGGCCAGCATCTTGTCTCGAAGAGCGAAATACTCGGCTTCCAGAGCGGTCATGTCGTCCTTGAGCTCTTGATAGGCAGTGACCGGGACGAATTGGCCCCAATAGGTCTGAAAACTGGCGTTACCCAGCCGGGTTCGGGCCTTGCTGTCCAGGTTATCCAGTTGGCGGATGGTCGCTTTGGGCATGAGCATCTTTTCGCCCAGGTGCATGAGATCGTCCAGGGATTTGCTGTGTTCGCTGTCGATGCCCAAATCCTGACTGTCCAGCCGGGTCTTGCCCCGCCAGCGGCGGATGTGCAACCGGGCGATGACGCCGGCCCGCATGTGCTTGAGCCAGTCGGCGTCCAGGAGCCGGACACTGCTACCGGTCTCGGCCTCGATGCGTTCGATGTCTGCCTGTATGAGACTGCTTTGAGTGTCTTGCGCCACGATCCACTCCTGTGCTAGAATGATGCTTGATTGTGACTTCATGGCTGATGTCCTTTCGCTAGGCCCGGTCGGTGCTCCTAACACCGACCGGGCTTTTCGTTTGCGGGTTGACGGAAGGGGGTTACTTCAAATTCTCGACAATGTACCGGGCCGCCGTGGTCGGACTGTCCGTCTCAGCTTCCTCGCCATTGTCCATGACGGAGTAGGTGTCGGTTTGGCAAAGTAGGCAGTGACATCGTCAAAAGCCTCATTGCGAGTTTTTCTAGCGTCTCCCACGGTTAGCCATTGCGCCCGTTGCTTCACTTGGGCAATGAACCCCTCTGTTGTTTTCCGTAATCTGTGTGCTGGCAATGTTTTCACGATTTTATCTCCTTGTGTGGGTGGTGGGGACGGGGGAATGTAGCTTAGTCGGTCTTGATGCGCCAGCCGTTGCGCACTCGCTTGCCCTGCCAGACCGAGTTTGTCGGCCAAAGTTGGGGACATGCGGCCTGGGCCTCGGCCTTGGTGGGGTATTTGTACCCCTCTTGCACGGGGGTCCCTGTGCTGTCAGTGAGAAACCATGTGCCGTCGTAGTCCGGTGTTGCGAAAATCGTTTTGTACATTTTCCGTTTCCTTGGTTGATTATGCCGGGTTCGGGGGATGCCCTGGCGGGTGGTGGCTACTCGGCCAGCCATTCCTCGATTTCGTTCAGGCTGTCAAAGCGGCAGATGTCTGTCTGGTGCGGGTAGCTGGCGTTGGGGTGGACGTGGTAGGTGGGCTTGGCTCCGAAGTCATCGTTTGGGTCGATAAATTTGTCGGTGCGCACCGCCCAGGCCCGGCCTTGCTCCTGCAATTTCTTGGTGATGCGGTCGTGTTGCTTGCTCATCTGTCGTCTCCTTGTGCGTGGGTGGTGGGGCCTCCCCGTTGGATTCCCCTATGAATATTATAATCCCATTCTGTCTAAATGTCAAGTTTAAGTTTCAACAAACATGCAATTGACTTTTAATCCGTGGGGGAAGTAGCTTTGATTCCCCCTCCCCAGGGGTAAACCTGGGAAGGGGACGGCGGCTCACAGCAGGTTGAGGGTGCGCCCCCCGTCCTTGCTGGTCTGGATGGCTTTGTCCAGCGTGCCCCGGTCGGCCAGGAGCTTGCGGTACTTGGCCGGGAGCAGGTCGGTGTCGTTGCATTCTTTGATGGCAATCAGCGTCATAAACTGGATGTCGGCGGTGCTGGGGGACAGGCGGGAGAAGGCGGCGGCCAGG